GATCACACTCGTTCTCTAACGCTCAAAACCAACAGACAGCAGCTCAATTGGCTTCTTTCTTCGTGTATGTGATTTCAGACTATCAATTAGTCACAATCACAAACCTATTGATGGAACAGACCAAATCAAATGCTGGAGCCTTCGTCGATGCAGCTAAACTGCAAATGGACGGTGGATTCAGAATGATCACCAACAACATCGCTTTCGAATTGTTCGGTGACGGGTCTGCTACACGTGGTTTCATTGGATCTACAGTATCGACCTCTGCTCCTACGTACGTTATTACTCTTTCGAATGCTCAACAGATCACTCAGTTCGAAGTTGGAATGACCTTAGTGAACTTTGCAATCAGTGCAGGAATTATCTCCAGCATCAGCAGCAGCACTGCTTCAATCACCGCAGTGGACAGAACAAACGGAATTATCACCGTTCTTGCTTCTGCTACTGATTCTTCATGGGCTTCTGCAGGAAACGGACTCGGAGTATACGGGGACATCGTTGCAGGACCAGTCAGCACCGGAACGAACCTTGCATTATCAGGATTGGCCGCATGGCTTCCTACTTCTGCTCCTAGCAGCTCTGATAGCTTCTGGGGTGTGAACCGATCTGCAGACGTAACCCGTCTAGCTGGTATTCGATACAATGCTCAATCATTGACCATCGAAGAAGGTATCACCAATGCTCTTGCAGTGTTAAACCGAGAAGGTGGAAAACCCGACCTTTGTATCATGGACTTCGCTTCTTTCGCTGCTCTTGTGAACAGCTTAGGGGCTAAAGTTCAATACGTTCAAGTAAAACATGACGAAGTTGAAGTAGCTTTCGAAGGGATCACTTTCCAATCTGCTTACGGACGAGTCACGGTGCTTGCTGACCGTTCTTGCCCTCCACAGACTGCTTACTTACTCACCATGTCTACATTCAAGTTGAGATCTTTAGGAAAAGTACCCCACATACTTACATACGGTATGGAAGGTTTGGAAGGACTCAGGGTTGGAAATGCTGACGCCCTCGAGGTACGTATTGGATATTATGGTAATTTAATCTGTAGCGCCCCGGGATGGAACGCTGTTGTACAATTATCAGCATAATCAACTAGTTAACTAAAATCTTTAGAGAGATTTAGAGCCCCGGACCAAAAGTCTGGGGCTTTTTTTATTATCTTGGTATCCACCTGTAATACACCGTGTTTTTAACTTGCATTTTTGAGTGCCTCACACGATACTTATTATATGAGGTAGATATGAAAAGATGTAATGGACGGTGCCAGCAAGAAAAGAATGAATCCGAGTTTAACGTAAAACGTTATAAAAGCGGATATATTGGTCTGCGTTCGACGTGTAAGACCTGTAGCAGCGAAGAGCGCAACGAATGGAGAAAAAGATCTCCCAAAGATAATGAACGAAATAAAGCCTACAATAAATTACACGCTAAACGCATAAGAGGCAGAAAGCTACAACGATATTGGCCTGGGACAACGTGGGAGCAGGCTTTGCAAAACTGGGATGATTTATATATACTACAAGGCGGGCATTGCGCATTGTGCCCCAGACACCTAGTGTTACACGTAGACCATAGCCATAAAACCGGTGCTGTTAGAGGACTTTTGTGTAATAAATGCAATCGAGGCCTCGGAATGTTGAATGATGATATAACTATATTAACCGCAGCTATCGAGTACTTAAAGAAATCAAACAAGTAACTAGCAATCAACTAAAAGAATCCACAACTTAACTACAATCTTGTAAAGACTTGTAAACACCACCCAAAACACCACCCAAAACACCACCCAAACAAACAGACAATTGACAATAATGGATAATCTTGGTATTTTATAACTATGGAGGACGGTATGAAATCATACATTATAGCAAGTGGTATAAGCAAAGGCGACGAATCTAGACCAGATTGGGAATGGCAAACTATTGATTTATTAGGTTTTATTGCTGAAAAACTTAAAGAAGATAGATTAACAGTTAAAAAAGAAGCACGTTACCGACTTAAGTTCCATCAAATTGCACAAGTAGAACTAAAGCATCAGAAAAAGGCAGCGTAATATGATCTTAAATGCCGATGATTATCGAGTTAACGCAAAACCAATAGAAATATTACTACGTGATAAAACTGAACAAGAGCGTTATGAGGCTATAGGACCAATTGCCGTAGCATATGGTGTACCAATTATTATTGTATGTTGTTATGTCGGCGAGTTATATGGCTTTAGTCCCCGTCTACTTGACTTTATAGATCGTCTAAAGGTATTCTATACGGTGACAGATATAAAAGGAGTTACATATGCCAAAGAAGAAGTCAGGTAAAGATTTTATATATGTATCTGGGAAGAAATACGATGGTTTAATGAGTCGTTGTTACAGAGTAACCTCCCCAGATTATAAAAGATACGGTGCCAGAGGTATAAAAGTATGCAGTGCTTGGATTAAAGATATAAATGTGTTTAGACTGTGGTTATTAGATCAACTAATGCAAATAAATGTTACTGTTGAAGATTTTGTAAAGTTTTCGTCAATAATTCAGTTGGATCGTATAAATCCAGATGGTCACTATGAACCATCAAACTGTAGACTAACTAATTCCCAAACTAATTCGAGGAATAAAGGTAGTCAAATTAATTTCATTGAAAGCTCTGAAGGAGATGTAATTTATGTTAAAACAAATTCTAGTCTATACGTGGGTAATGTCGACAGTGTTGCTAAGCGGTTGCGGGAATCCACCGGCTAACTCCTGCACGACGACACAAACAACTACTGGGGCCGTAATAAGTTGTCCGAATGGAACCTCTAGTACCATTTCAAACGGACAACAAGGAATACCCGGTTTAAACGGACCTCAAGGAATACCCGGTTTAAACGCCGCACCGACCACAGCAGTGCAATTCTGCCCCGGTTATACCCCCACCTATCCAACAACCTTCCCTGAGTCAGGATTGTGTGTTGGAGGCAATATATACGCTGTTTATTGGGATGGTACTAATGCATGGTTATCACTGATACCTCCGGGACACTATGCGTCAACTTCGACAACAGCTCCGTGTAACTTTACCGTAGTCGCCGGTTGCGTTATAAATAATTAGTTGACAGTAAATGAGGACTTTGGTGTTCTTTAATCAAGCGGACAAAGAATATGAAAAAATATAAGTTGAGACTAGATTTAAAACGGGAATTAGGATTAGTTACATTGTTTAGGATAGAAAGGTTATCTAACGGTGAATTGGGCGGATACATTGAAAGCGAGAAAAACCTAAGTCAGGTTGGCCACGCGTGGGTATCCGGTAACGCATGGGTATTCGGTAACGCATTTGTATTCGATAACGCATTGGTATCCGGCCACGCATGGGTATCCGGTCACGCCTTGGTAAGCGGCGATGCACAAGTATCCGGTAACGCACGGGTATCCGGTAACGCCCAAGTATCCGGTAGCGCATTTGTATTCGGTAACGCATTGATATCCGGTAACGCCTGGGTAAGCGGCGATGCACAAGTATCCGGTAACGCACGGGTATTCGGCGATGCACAAGTATCCGGTAACGCACGAATCGAAAACATCAAAGAAATACTCAATATCATAATCGCTTTTAAATTCTCAATAACCATAACTCCAGACAATATCGTTATAGGTGACCACTTAAAGAAACGTTCGGAATGGTTGAAGGTAACTAAAGAAGAGGCAGAAGAGCTGGGTTTGACAGGTGAATTATATGAGAATTATAGATCGGCTATCAAATGGGGAATGAAGATGGTGCCAAAGAGAAAGCGGATTCAGAAATAAATAATTAGTTGACAGTAAATGAGGACTTTGGTATTCTTTAATCAAGAGGACAAAGAATATGAGCGTACTAACACTAATAATCGTAGCATACATAATATACTTAATGGTCAAATCAGATCGTAAGAAGGCAGCAGTTGTAAGAGAACAAGCTAATGTTATCGTTGTAGAAGATTTAATTGCTAGTCGCCAAGCCTCAAGAGAACTAAAAGAGTTTTATGCTAGAGAAGCAGAATATGAAGCTTATAAGGCTTCGAAAGGAAAATAGTATGATTTGCCGTAACTGTAAAAACCCCGGAATCCGGAATGAAGTATTAGGAAAAGAATTCTATTACTGTCGTACTTGTAAGGAAGAAATAACCTTAGAACTTAAGGAAGAAGAAATGAGTCAAGAAATGCTTGATAAACTCTTCGATGACTGGCAGAAAAATCCAGCAGCTCAGTTTACAGTAGATAATAGCCAATGCTATACTAGAGATGCTAGCTATGTTGATATAACTTGGGTTGGTAAAGGACATACTACAAATTGCAATTGTAAAGACTGTGATGATACCGTCCAGGAGTTGCAATGGGCTTTAGGAAAACAGTTGAATCTAGAGAATGAAATATCGTTTTGTACTGAGTTATGGCAGTTCTTAGAAGTTCATGATAGAGAACATATGGCTTATATGTATTTAACTCCAGATGCAGAACAAGAGTCAGTTAGAGCACAAGAATATAATTTATTGAATCTGGCTATGGCAAATATAATAACTGAGAATTTTACTGCCAATCTTGAGCTACTGTCTGTAATTTTAGACTTAAGAATGTCGTATATAAGAGAGGAATAAATATGATGTATCATTTAGGGAACAGATTTGTACTATCTAATATCGAGTGTGTTGTGTCCTTTATAGACTCACGAGGATACGCTCACGTATCACCGGTAGAAGACGGAGATGAATACAGAGGTGATAAACTCTACAAAGGACTTGTATTCGCGGTGCTAGATCGAAAAGGGAAGGATTTGCATGGAGAAAAAGCCATAGCACTACCCAATCTAGAATGCGGTGCTGTGTGACCTCTTACGTATTGATATTAATAAGTTTGGGTCTTATTATAGTTGCTTTTATAATGTGGGATTAAGAGCATATTAAACGATTTAACTTGCTCACAAGGATATAATTTATGTTATTGGTAATCGAGTGTACGTATTGTGGCTTTACATGGGAAAAAAACGTGTATATGAGGGGAAGTCTAGATTCAGAGTGCTGTCCTAAATGCAAGGATAGAAACTTAAAGATTAAGGATAAAGAAGATTGCACAATAGATACCTATAAAGGCTGCCCACCTTTTAAAAAAGAAGAAGAGGATGATATAGACGATGGTATGGGAATTATTCATGATTATATTACTCTTGACAGTTTAAAGCATTCCTGATAGTCTTTAATCATAGAGGTTAGGTTCGGCGGGTTCCTTCCTACCAAAAGCGAGAACCCCCAAAGTTTGGCCCGCGTACCCCACAAGTTCCTTTCCTTGTGGGGTTTTATATTTGAGGAGTTATAATGTCCTTATTTATTTTTATGGTAGTTTATTGGATTATTATAATCCTCAATGAACCTACAGACTTAGAATGAGTAAATTAATGGTTGACTATATTACGGTTTTATTAGATACTATAAGTATGAATAACGAAATTACTAAAAATAAAGCATATGTGGTAGGAAGACTTTTAACCGGCGAATACGTTGTAATCAATAGGTCAACGAAGAAAATTCAAAGTGCCTGGAAGAACCTTCAAGAAGCTAACGAAACTGCAAGTAGACTTAACAAGTTGTTTTCATAGGAGAATATATGAAAAGTAAACTAACAGATATAGCAGTAGCAGCAATAGTTTGGTCAATGGTATTAGCTACTCAGATACTTAATTGGCTAGTAAGAAGCTAATAAATGGTCAATCCGCTAAATATGTAAGCTGAGATGTCCTCAGACTACGCCCGGTTATGAGGCCCTAGGTAGTAACCGGTGAACAGGCGCTATATGCTTCCTGAGTACTAGGTTAACCGAGGATTATTATCATGGCAAATCGTAACTTTGCAAATTCCCGCATGTATTCTGGACACGTAATGCCTGTCCTTTTAGATTGTAACTTTATTGTTGATTCCACCAATGGAAATGGATTAGGAATTCGTTCTCTTAAAGGTCCTTATATTCAGAACGTATTTATGCATACTAGTGCTACTCCTGGTCTTGGAAATTCAAATCCGGCAACTCCTGGAATTGCTATCACCAATCCAAATCCAGCTCCTGGAACAATCGTAGTTCAGTTTCAAGATAGTTATAGCAGACTTTATACCGGTGGACATGCTATTGTATCTCCACTAGGGTCTAGCTTAAAAGTTGATGCTAGCGATGCCGCTTTAACCATTGGTGTGGCATATGTTATCACCGTTCTTGGTGATGCGACTGCTGCTGACTGGTTAGCTTTGGGCGTTCCTTCAGGATTAACTCCTGCTGTTGGATTAGCTTTTATTGCTAAAGCTACGGGCCACGGCGTTGCATCCATAAGCAGGGTTGCTCCTACAGCTGCTGCTGGTTCGGCAATCTTTGACATTGAAACAGTTGGCGACAGTAACCAGGCTTTAGCTCCTGCGCAACCGCTTTCGTTCCCACAAGGTTTTGGAGCTCAAATCATTCTTCAATGCCGTAATGCTAGCGGCGGAAGTGCTGCTTCTGCTATTGCTGCACCTGCTGATGGATCTGTAATTAGTTTGAGTTTCTTACTAAGCAACAGTTCAGTACTTGTTCAAGGTGAATAGTTCGTATACCCGAACAACAATTGCTTAAAACGTAATGAATTCGGGACCATATAGCCATGGTATAAGGGCCGGAGGCGTGCGAGTCGCCCATACAGTTTTTAACGATCTGTCCTCCGGCAATTCCTCTCCCTTGCAAAATAGGTGATGAATCGGGGGTTTTTAGGAGACTAAATGGCTGCTCCAGCAACCCCAAATAACTTTTATGTCCAACAAGGCAATCGACAGGTATATTTGAGTTGGGATATATCAACTGGTGCTACCTCATATCTTATTCAACGAAGTACAGATGGCGTTAACTTTACGGCTTTGGCAACTTCTTTACTTAATAACTATTTAGATATAACTGTAAGTGTTGGAATTGAATACTTTTATCAAGTAGCTGCATCCAATGGAACCATTAGTCCTTATACTACACCGCAATCTATAATCCCTACACCAACTGCGGAGATGAGTTTAGGTCAATTACGACTCATGTCACAGCAGCGAGCAGATCGAGTTGGATCTAATTTTGTTACTTTACCTGAGTGGAATAGCTTCATCAATCAAGCCATGTTTGAGTTATATGATCTATTAGTAACTGCCGATGAAGAATACTTCATTGCTACACCGGCTCAATGGCCATCACAACCTAATAACAATAATCAAACTTATTTATACCCTCTACCAGACGGCGTAACTCCCTTTGTTAATGGTATTAATGGAACGCCAGGCTATATAGCTCCTGCGTATTATAAGATGAAAGGTGTAGATCTATCTCTTAATACTGCAAATAATGCTTGGGTTACAATCAATAAATTCAATTTCATGGATAGAAATAAGTTCGTTTATCCCAACACAGCTTCCACCATATACGGTGTGTTTAATCTACAATATAGAGTAATGGGCAATAATATTGAATTAATTCCAACACCATCTGCTGGCCAAAATTTACGGATTTGGTATATCCCCCGCTTGACCCAGTTGTTACAAGACACAGACTTAACTTCAACGGGTATATCGGGATGGAATCAATATATCATTATCAGAGCTGCTAAGTATGCTTTAGATAAAGAAGAATCTGATACAACGAAATTAGACCAAGAACTCGTATTCCTTAAACAACGTATCGAAGAAACCGCAGATAATCGAGATATGGGTCAACCTGATCGAGTTACGGACATACGACAAAACGGTCAATGGGGTTCGATGAATGGTGGATACGGCAACGGCGGTCCAATAGGTGGTTATTAGTATGAAGAATATCTTAGCTATAGTTTTATTAGTATATTTAACAAGTTTAGCAATGGCAACTGGTTATCTTGTCGGACATAATAATGGTTATGAAATCGGTAAACGAGTCGGACAGGTAGAAGCATTGATGCAGAGTAGTGGTTCTTGTTTTTTGCATAATGGAAAGAGGGAGTAATGGCACTTCCTATATTCCAACAGCAATCTAATCAACCTTTTATGTTAATGCAAAGTCAATGGGCATCGCAGTTGAATCCTATTATTAAGAATCCTCTGACTAATCCAACAATTCTTTCGAATATTTCGTTGGTATCAGGAACTAACGTTATTAATCACAGGTTAGGGACAACTCCTACTGGGTGGCTTCTAATAGACATTAACGCAGCAGCTACAATATATAGGTCTCAACCGTTTAATTCTACGACTTTAACCTTAACAAGTTCGGCACCCTGTGTGGTGTCGCTGGCGGTATTCTAATATGGCAACTACCACTATTTCTCCTAATATGTTATTACCTGTTCCTGTTGTGGGTGTTGACAGCGGTCCGGATTTCGCAACGCAAGTCAATAACGCGTTAAATATCATAGATTCTCACAACCATAGTTTAAATAGCGGGGTTCAAATTACCCCCAGCGGACTGAATATTAATAGTGATTTAAGTATTCAAGGACATAACTTAACAAGCGCCAATTCACTTAATTTTATAAATCTAACTTCAACACCAACACTTGCGGTTGGTAGTTTGTATGAGTTAAATAATAACCTCTATTGGTATAGCGGTGGATCGTTAACTGTACAAATGACTAACGGTGGATCGTTAAATGTTACTTCTTCCGGAATCTCTAGCGGAACAGCAACGGCTTCATTTGTTGGTGGGGTATTAGTTGTTAACGAGGCATCTAATACGCCGGCAAATATTCAAGCTGGTTCCATTTTATTTGGAAATAATATCTCTGGGTCTAACTTCATTACCTTAGAGCCCCCAAGTGCTTTAGCTTCAAGTTACACCTTAACTTTACCCGCTTTTAATAGTTCTGGAAATACCCAAGTAATGGTATTAGATACTTCTGGTAATATGGGTAGTGTTAGTTATGATACAGTGGGTCAAGATATGACTTCTGTTGGAGCTAATGCGATAGCTTCAACTATGAATTCAACTGGAGCTAATGCGATAGCTTCAACTATGAATTCAACTGGAGCTAATGCCATTGCCGTGAGCAGAACTAGAGCTATAAATACAAACTTACCGGGGGGGATAGGAGTAGTAAATGCTAACGCTAGTACTTCAAGTACCTCTCCCGTGTTCATAGCTAATGTTCAGATAATTACATCCGGACGACCTGCTTCCATCAGCCTACAATCAGAACTTCAAGCAACAGGTCCAGGATTTATGGGCGTATCTGGAACCGTAAGCGGTGTAGGGTCGCCACAACCCTGGAGCATGAGCGCTTATTATGTAATATCGAGATCCGGTTTTGGCAATGTCGCTTTTGGACAGGCATCGTTCTCTGAAGTTGTGTATGGTGGTGCATACGATAATAATTATACTTACACCGTCCCTGTTAGCCTATCTGCTATTGATTATGGCATTCAATCTGCTCCCGGAACCTACAATTATTTATTATATATGTATGTAGCTTCATCTAATATATCTGGCGCTACCGCATTTTTAGAGAACGCGCAACTCGTTGCATACGAACTGTAGGATTCATGTTGAATAAACAAGCCATAGACATAAGCTTTGCTCAAGGTCTTGATACAAAGACTGATCCATTTAGGGTTCAACCTGGCAAATTCTTGTCATTGCAAAACTCTGTATTTGACAAAGGAGGTCAGTTAAAGAAACGTAATGGTTTTGGTGCGTTAACGCCCCTACCTACGCAAACACCTTCTTATTTGACGACATTTAATGGAGATTTAACCGCTTTAGGTACAACTTTAGAATCGTATTCAACTGGAAGTTCTAGTTGGGTTAATAAAGGATCAATCCTACCATGTGACTTAACCACATTACCCGCAGTACGAAGTGGTACATATCAAGGGCAAGCAGATTCGGTAACAGCTACAAACGGCATAGCTTGTGTAGCATATACAGATTATTTACCATCTGGGGGTTCCGTCACTCCAGCATATAAATATGTAATTTTAGATGCTACAACGGGCCAAAACATTGTAGCCCCGACTTTATTATCCAATGCCGATCCAACGTATGGAACCCCCCGAGTATTCTTAATGGGTCCCTATTTTATTATACTCTATACAACCCTTGTCGGCGGTGTGCATCACTTATCATACATTGCTATTAGTACACAAACCCCCACTTATGTCAGTGCCGTTACAGATATTTCCAATGGTTATTCTCCTTCTACTACGGTTGCTTTTGATGGCATAGTAGCTAACAGCAATCTTTATATAGCGTATAATAACCTTTCTGGTGGTCAATCCGTTAAAGTTACATATTTGTCCCAATCTCTAACATTGGGACCGACAGTTACGTTTTCGGGACAGATTGGGACAATATTTAGTTTAGCAGTAGATGAAACTAATCCAACTAATCCACTCATTTATGTATCGTATTATAACTTAGGAACAACAACAGGCTATACATTTGCAGTTTATAGCACATTAGTACAAGCCTTGGCACCAACAGCAACAATCACTAGTGGTACTATACTAAACTTAACATCTATAGCACAAGGCGGCGGTGCGAATAGTATATGTACACTATTTTATGAAGTAGCCAATAATTATTCATATGATAGCTCAATACCAACCCATTATATTGATACTAATACATTAACTATAACAGGGACTTTAGGAACTCCAAAAGTATTAAAACGTTCTGTAGGCTTAGCTTCTAAAGCATTTATATATAACTCTGAACCCTATGTTTTATCTATATACGAATCACCATATCAACCAACATACTTTCTATTAAATGCAAGCGGTGTAATTATAAGTAAATTAGCTTATTCTAATGGGGGCAATTATTACACCTTAGGATTACCTAACACTAGTGTCGATACTAACACAAATGAAATAACAATTTCATATTTATATAAAGATTCAATAACTGCATTAAATACTCAGGGTAATAGCATTCAAAGTGTAAGTGGTGGCATCTATGCTCAACTAGGGATTAACTTAGTAACATTTAACTTTGCCCCACCAACAGTGGTAACAGCTGAAATAGGTAATAATCTAAACTATACGGGTGGATACCTCTCCATGTATGATGGTGTTGCCCCTGTCGAGCAAGGCTTCTTCTTATGGCCAGACAGCGTTGAAGCAGCATGGAGTGCAACTGGGGGGGCTATGGGTCCCCAACCAGATAATACCACCAATACGAATGCCTATTATTATCAAGTGACATATGAATGGACTGATAATCAAGGTAACCTATTCCGAAGTGCCCCCTCAATTCCTGTCGGAGTAACAACTACGGGAACCGGTGAAACCGGAACTGGATCTGTGACATTGCAGATCCCTACATTAAGATTAACTTATAAAACCAATGTTTCTATAGTAATTTACCGTTGGTCGGCTAAATTTCAGAATTATTATCAAACAACTTCTATTACTGCACCTATCTTAAATAATACATCAGTTGATTCAATAACTTATATAGACACTTTGAATGATTCGTCAATTCAAGGTAATAACTTGATATATACTACAGGCGGAGTGTTAGAAGACGTTGCACCACCAGCAACCGACTTGATTACATTATTTAACAATCGTGTATGGTTATTAGATGCTGAAGATAGAAACTTATTATGGTTCTCTAAACAGGTCATTGAGGCCACGCCAGTAGAATTCTCAGACCTATTAACGTTGTATGTAGCTCCAACAACAGCATCGGAAGGTTCAACAGGTCCCATTACAGCAATGGCACCCATGGACGATAAGCTTGTTGTTTTTAAACAGAATGCATTAGGGTATATTAATGGTATAGGACCAGATAATACCGGATCTAATAGTCAATATTCAGATTTTACATTAATCAATTCAGTTGTTGGTTGTACAAATCAACAATCTATAGTTTTTATGCCACAAGGCCTTATGTTTCAATCAAACAAAGGTATATGGCTAGTTGGACGGGACCTATCAACACAATACATAGGGGCTCCAGTTGAAAGCCTAACGACTGGAGCTACCGTATTGTCCGCTGTAAACGTACCAGCAACGAACCAAGTAAGGTTTACTTTAGATAGTGGCATAACCCTAATATATGATTATTTTTACTCTCAATGGGGTACATTCACTAATCTATATGCTCAATCAAGCACAATCTATCAAGGATTACACACTTACGTAACCAGTTTAGGGCAACTCTACCAAGAAACCGATGGTGTGTATCTGGATGGCTCGACACCAGTTACCATGAGTTTTACAACTGGATGGATTACTTTAGCTGGTGTTCAAGGCTATGAACGATTCTACCAAATGTATTTATTAGGACAATATATCTCTCCTTTTAACCTAAATGTCCAATTAGCGTATAACTATAATCCCTCACCAACTCAATCAACGATTGTATCACCAAGCCAACAGCCAGTAACGTGGGGTAGTGATCAATTGTGGGGATCTGGATCTACTTGGGGAAGTCAAGGCGGCGGTGGTTGGGAAGGCCAAGCCAACGTATTTGAAGCAAGAGTATTCCCCCAACAACAAAAATGTGAATCATTTCAAGTAACTGTAACTGAAGTTTACAATTCACAATATGGTAACTATCCAGGAGCTGGTTTAACATTAACTGGCATGAATCTTATTGTAGGAACTAAACGAGGATTCAGGACATCGAAAGCCAGCCGTAACTTCGGTTAATAACATAATATGGTATACACTGTTATTAACCATATACCATAATAACACCCAAACTTGACACAAATTCAAAATTGTGGTAATTTTAGGTTATTATGACGGATGTAAATCTAAAATTTCAATTAGCTTTAACTTACCCTCAATGGATTAGGTATCTTGATGATGATGTTCAGGTCGAACGTTTATTAGATTATCTATTGGATGTACGTTCAGAAACATACATGCCATGTTAGAGGAGATTATATGACAATGACATTTACTAATACCAAGAATGCCCAGATACTACTACAAAAACTACTTATCGCGCATGGAATGGACCCAAATTTAACAAATGACCTACCTGTTGTAGGGAGAGTAGTAGTTGAAGACGATATTGTCATTGCTGCAGGCTTTATGCGCGATATGGAAGGTCCCTATGCAATGCTCGACTCATACATCACTAATCCAGAAGCTTCACCAATCCAAAGACACAAAGCATTAAACTTGATTACAGAATCCCTAATCAAGGTTTCAAAATCCCTTGGTAAGAATAAATTAATCATGTTTAGTCAAGATCGCAATACCCACCAAAGAGCTTTAATGCACGGATTCACCAACTTCCCAGATATGTTCACAGCAATACTTGATTTAACAAAAACACCCAGTAAGTAGATTTGGGTGTAAATCTTCAGTAATAGTTTAGAAATATGTCTAAAAAACAAGTTATGCTTTATATTTAGTAACTTTAATAAACCATACGTATCTCATAATATACAAAAGAAGTAACCTGTACAATATGAGTTACAAATATAGCCTTATAAAGACATAATATAAGAATCATATCGTAAATCGCGATTTGCGATATTCAATATAAATTCCCATTAGGCAGTATTAGCAATCTATAGACTTAACAACCTGACACTCCTAACAACCTGACACTCCTAACAACCTGACACTCCGGCAAAGTTGACTCCCTGTAGACAGGTTTTTGAGCACAAATCGGGCCAATCCGCGAATTTTGAGGGGTGAAATAGGCCCCTATTTGCGTTTAGATGGTGTATAAGTCTACAAATTGACAATAATTACATAGATTTACAAGGTCACAGGTGTCAACTCGGCAGGTTGGCGAGATTGGCAGGGGGTCATTCCGCTAAGAATAGAGACACATAACGTGCCTTTAGTCGTTAGTTGATGGTACAAACTACGCATTCTAGGAGATACTATGCCCTTTTTAGCACCTTTAATACCGGCGATTGCTGGTGGGATCGCATCTGCCGCAGCTGGTGCTGGTATAAATGCACTTTCAAAAGGGGCACAATCTAACCCCGCTGCTAATCAAGTCAACTTAGATAGCTCCAACTTGGCAGCTGCGCAGGGGGGGCAAGGGCAATTGGCATCACAATTGCAAGGTGCTGGGGGGGTTGGTAATGAATCCTCAGTATATAATCAACAACAAGCGCTAGCGAATCAACTCGGTGCTATGGCACAAGGGCAGGGACCAACACCAGCGCTAAATCAACTTAATCAAGCTACAGGCGCCAATGTCAATCAACAAGCGGCATTGATGGCTGGACAGCGTGGAGCTGGTGCAAATGCTGGCTTAATGGCGAGACAAGCAGCTCAACAAGGAGCTAACACTCAGCAGCAGTCAGTTGGACAGGCAGCAACATTGCAGGCTCAACAACAATTAGGGTCTATTAGCGCATTACAGGCTCAACAAGGCAATATGGCAGCGTTGGCAGGGACGCAGGTAGGCCAACAACAGAATGCGATTAATAGCCAAGCACAGACAGCATTACAACAACAACAGCAACAATTGGCGCAGCAACAAGGAATTAATCAAATACAAGCTGGCCAAGGAGCTCAACAAGCTACACAGATTGGACAGATTGGCGGCGGTATTGCAAGTGGATTAGGATCCGCCGTTACTGGCGCATTAAGTGCGCCAGCTGCTGCAACCGTAGCTCCAGCATCTGCAAACTATATGAGTGGAGTTGGTACATCGTATGCTGAAGGTGGTGAGATACCGTCTCAAACAGGTTATGATGCTATAAAGAAAGAGAATTACAAAGGTAAGTCTAAACTTGGTCAGTTGATGTACGCGTCAGGTGGCAAGGTCGATAAGATGCCTATTAACATTAAAGATGGCGGTCATGTCCCTGGTAAAGCTAAGGTTGGGGGGGCTAAAGATAGCTACTCTAACGATACTGTGCCTGCGATCCTATCCCCTGGTGAAATCGTCCTTCCAAGATCAGTTACACAATCTGCTAACCCAGCAGAAGCGGCTCATCGATTTGTCAAGGCTGTCAAAGCTAAGAAGAAAGGTAAATAGTATATGAAGATGAAGGTAGACCTTTCCAAGTTTAAGCTTAAGAGTCGAGATGAACATACGGCAACATTGACACATCCAGATGGACATGAAGTCAAGATTGCGATAAAAGCATTGCATCCGATGAATCGTCAGAACCTAGATAGTTTACAAATGGCGGATGGCGGACAAGTGACGCAATCTAATCCTAAGTTAGAGGAATCGAAGAAGGTTCCAAGACCAATGCAATCACCAGATCCAGCTATGAAACCAGCAGGTGGTGTCAGAGCGGCAAAAGGTGGAGAGTTAGAGATTGAACCGGTCAATCCTCCAGAACCTAAACACCACATCGAGTATGAACCTTATCAAGCTCCAGTAGTTGAGAAGCTTGACAAGCCTGAACCTAAACAACATCTACAGTATGAGAAGATGGCAGAGGGTGGAGAAGCTGAGGCAGATGAACAACCACAGACTCAACAACCTATTGTTATCAACAACATGCCACCTTCGCAATCAGTCAGTCCTGAACAGCAACAACAGCTGGGACTTGACCCACAACAGATTCAACAAGCAGCGGCGGCACAATCTGGCACAGTAGATCAAGGCGGTATTGCGGCTCAACAACCCCAACAACCACAGAGTCAACAACCTCAGCAACCACAACCTGGATCGTATGGCGCTGGTGTTCAGGAGTCAGAAGCTGGTATTAAAGGTCAGTCAGCGGCGGAGTCGGAAGGTGCAAAAGCGCAGGCACAAATCATGAAGGACCAGGCCGGTGCAGTGAATCAGTTGATGATTGACCACAAGGCTAAGGTTAACGAGATTGAGACTGAACGAAAAGCGATGATGCAAGATT